GGCAGTCAGAGCGCAAGGCGAGTCACTTCAGGCCAATTACAAAATGATTGATCTATTAGAGGGCAACCTTGAGCAATACGTCACAAGAAACCTTGAGCGTCTTCTGTCACCAAGGGTTCTTAAGTACGCTCTTGAGCGCATGGTGCCGATTAATATCATCCCGCGCTATGTGGATAAGCTCTCAAATATTTACCAGACTGGCGTTTCTCGCGAGGTGCAAGGCGGAAACGAGGCCGATTCGGAACTTCTCGGGTGGTACGAAAAAGAACTGCATATGAACGCTGTCATGCACCAAAGCAACAGGCTGTTTAACGCGTGCAGATCTTCTTTGATTCACCCCTACATTACTGAAGACGGTCCGGCGTTGCGCGTCATCCCAAATGACAGATTTGTCGTCGTCTCCACTGATCCAATCGAGCCGACAAAGCCTACGATGGTCATCTTGCTTGCGGGAAAAGATGAAAAAAGCAGGGAGATTTACTGGGTTTACACTGATTCAGAGTTTGCCGTCATTAAATCAGACGAGTCTATTGACTTCCAGGCGATGGAACAAATGGGCCTTGCAGATGGCTTAAATCCTTACGGAATATTGCCTTTTATTTACATTAACCAAAGCCATCTAAGACTTGTTCCCGTGCCCGATTATGACTCAATTCGCATGGCTGAGTTTGTCCCAGCCGCGTTGACTGACCTTAACCTGGCAGCCTGCTTTGCTTCGTTCTCGATGACTTACATCAAGAATGGCGAGGTATCAGACCCAACTTATGCGCCCAATGCGCTTTGGTTTCTAAAGGCCGATGATCCTGAGAAGGATGTCGAGATCGGTACACTGAAACCTGAGGTTGATTACCAAGAGGTCCTCAATCTGATTCAGTCAGAACTTTCGCTGTGGCTTGGCTCGAAGGGTATTAAAACTGGCAGCGTAGGTGCTTTAAACGTAGATCAAGCGGCGTCAGGGATTGCCAAAGTGATTGACGAGGCAGACACGTTTGACGTGCGTCAAGCGCAGACGGTCCTTTTTGGGCACGCCGAGCATGAACTTTGGGAAATGATTTTCCGTAACATGCACCCAGTCTGGGTGAGCCAAGGGCTTGTCGAGAACCGCACCATGTTTACAAGTACCGCCGAAGTCCTTACACGCTTTGCTGTTGTGCCAGTTGGCACCCAGCGCAGCCAGTTAATTCAAGAGCAACGTGACGAGTATGCGGCAGGTTTTACCACTAGAAGCCGTGCAATTTCAGCGCTTAACCCTCAGATGTCTGCTTCTCAGATTGAAGAACTTGAAATGGAAATAGACGAAGAACGTGGCATAAATTTAGAAGCTCGCGAAGGTGAAACTGGGCCAGTAGACAGTCGAGAGGAAGACAATGGCGGCGAAATGGCAGAGGTTTAAAGTTGATTTAACTGGCCTCGGGCTTGATGAAGATCAACGCGCCGAGGTTGCTGACCTTGTCATCGAAAGGATTGTGGAGCGCACCACTCAAGGCAAAGACAAAGACGGCAAACGCTTCGCTGGGTACTCAAAAGCTTACAAAGATAGCCTTGATTTCAAGGTGGCAGGCAAGTCAGGCAAGGTTGATCTCCAGCTTTCAGGCGATATGCTTGCCGCTATTGAAGCATTAGATGTGACAAGGCGTTCCATTACCATTGGGTTTGAGCCAGACAGTGACGAGAATGCCAAAGCTGACGGTAACATCCGTGGCACCTACGGCCAGTCAAAGCCGATCCCAGGCAAGGCGCGTGACTTCTTGGGCATTACAGAGCGTGAACTTGCTAAGATTATCGACTATGTGAAAGGTCAATAATGGCAAAAAAACTTGGTTCATTGGCTATGAAAAGCATCATCAAACGCCTTGAAGCAAGCGTTAAAGAGGCCATATCACGCACTGCCTTGGTTGATGTTGGCGTATTTGCCACTGAATTGATTGTAAAGCGCACCCGGCTTGGTTACGCAGTTGAGCAAAGTCTTGGCCAAAAAGCAAAGCTTGCACCATTGTCACAAAGATATATCAAATCTCGAAAGATGTTTGACGGCCTATCAGACCTGACAACTGCCAAGAGGTCCAACCTTACTCGCACAAGTCAGATGCTTGACAGCATTCGCTCCGTGGTCAAAGGAAACACTGTTGAGATTGCGCCATCTGGTACAAGAGACGACGGCAAGCGGAACAAAGACATCGCTCGCTACAATGAGCAAGGTGGGCGTGGACGTCCAAAAAGAATATTTATGAATTTATCTAGCTTAGAATTTAAACAGACTGTAAGATTCTATCGCAAGACCTTCGGGGATTTGCTAAGAAAAAGAAATGTGATAAAATAATGAACAGTCATAACCACGGAAGGTGAACAATGACCGAGCAGAAAGTCCCTGAGGGACAGTCTGGTGAGCCTGTGGCCGCGCCAGAGAATCAAGAAACAGGAAAGATCAGTTACGAAGCTCACCGCAAGTTACTTGATGAGAAGAAAAAGGTTCAGGCCCAGCTTGATGCCTTGCTCACCAAGGATAAAGAGCGCGAAGATGCCGAAGCAAGGAAGCGCGGCGACTACGAGGCTTTACTTAAGGCACGCGATGAGGAACTGGCTAAGGAACGCGCACAGAGGCAGGAGCTTACTGAGCGCATCAATACTGGCCGTAAGATCAACGCTGTTATCGATGCTCTGGGCGGGCAAGTAGATCAGAAGTGGTTGCGATTGATTGAAACTGACGATGTGGCCTTAAATCCAGACACCGGCGAAGTTGACCAAATGACCGTTGCGAGAGTGGCTGAGTCACTCAAAAAACAATGGCCAGAGATGATCCAGCGAAAAGCAACGCTTCCACCCAATGCTCCGCAAGGAAACAGTGGTGGAAAGATCAGCGAAAGCGAGTGGAAAAGTCTCAAGACGGTTGCCGAAATGAACAAATGGAAGCCAGACCAAATCGTTTGGGGTTCTTAATTTAAAACAAAAGCCAACTTTCAAGGAGTGAAACCATGGCAAGTACAAATTTGGGCGACGTACAATATCAAGTAGAGAAATACTGGGCACCAGTCGCTATGAAGCAGCTTCGTGAGAGCCTGCTTCTCGGCGCTTTGGTCAACAAAGATTACCAAGGTCAATTGAAGCGTGGCGGCGACACCGTTCGCGTGTACCAAGTCAATGCTCCTTCTGCATCGACTACGACTATTGGCACAACGAACTCCAACGTCTTCACACCTTCCGCAGTATCGACCTCTTATGTCGACATCGTTGCTAACAAGCACGTCACTGCGGCGTATGAAATCGCTGACGAAGTTGAGCTTATGTCTTTGCTTAACCAAGGAAATCCTGAAGTTGTTCAGTCCCTTGTTTTTGCAGTTGAAAAGGCTGTCAACACAGCGCTCTACACTGCAATGGTTCCATCTACATCGGCACCTGATCACTTGCTTAACAGCGTGACAGACCTCAACAACACCCAATTGCTCGCGATCCGTCAATTGGCTGCTGCCGCGAAGTGGGACACAATGAAGGGCTGGTACGGCCTGATCGATCCTTCTTACTACAGCGACGTGTTGGCTTCTCAAAGCTTGGTTTCCTCTGACTTCGGCGCGGCTGACACCCCAGTTATCTCTGGTAAGCTTGGCCTTCGTCGCTACGGATTCCAGATCTTTGAAGACAACAGCCTTGCAACTGATGTTGGCTACTTCTTCCACCCTGACGCAGTTCACCTCGTCATGGCGAAAGAACTTGCTATCAAAGTTTCCGATCTTCACCCAACTGGTAAGCATGGCTACATGCTCTCAGTTGACTTGATTTTCGGAACTGCCCTTGGTATCCAAGGCGGAAACAAGTGTGTTAAAGTCCTCGCAGCTTAATGTGAGAGGGGGTGAGGTCTTCGGGCCTCGCCTCCATTTTTCTTGGGGCCTTTATGATTGCTTTTGATTCTTTAAACCCATATGACACGATGGGATTTGTAGTTGGTAATGATCCTCAGGATTTAATTAACCAGCTTCGTGCTATCAGAACTCCTATCAAGATTCATTTCATTGTCCCATACGGCTCACGCCACGCAGCCTACTTCACAGGCGACGTTAAAGCTAAAAAGGTAGAGTCAGATGTCATTACCGAAAAGCCTACAAGATCGCGAGTACGAAAAGTTTGAGGATAAAGGCGACGGCCTTGTCCGTGTCCGCACTAGCGTTGAAGGTACAATTCAGACATCGGGCCTCACCATTGGTGGGCGTGTTTCTACCGTCACGATAAACGACGCCACCTGGACCGCATTGCCAGCCGTAGCATTAGCAAATAGAAACGCGGTCGCTATCCAAAACTACTCAGGCCAAACAGTTAAACTTAATTACAGCAATACCGTCGCTGGGTTTAATGGGGTGATTTTGCTTGATGGAAACGAGCGTTATTACGATATCTCTCAAAGCATTGCAATCTATGCGAAATGTGAGAATGCCACTGCCGAGTTAGTGGTTGAGGAAATAGCTTAATGACAACCATTAGCGCAAAATCAGTTCAAGTTTCAGAGATTACCGAAAAAATCTTAATGGCCAAAGACAAAGTTGTTAACTACACGTACCTTGACTTCGGAACTTGTGACGAAAGAATCAGCGTGATAGAATATTCATCAGCAATCGTTGGTTCAACTCTTCAACGCACTTTCAACTATAGTTTAGTTTCTGGAAAATATAGGCTCGACGAAGAAGTCTGGGAAATATTGTAAATCTAACTTGGGATTTAAAAAATGAAACTTGTAGATCTAAATTTGCTTGATAGTGTCGTGACGAGTTACGACCAAACCAAAACAACCATCACAGGTCGCGTTACCCAAAGGACCATAGACTCTAAGCCAGTTTTAGGGCCAAGTCCAACACGCTTTTTTGACGTGTTCTCTGATACGGTGGGCGCTGTTACTCCAACAGCTATTATGTTTGCAAGTGATAATGGAAGAATTTTTGTTCTTGGCACAATTTCCGCTGGTGCTCTTCCAATTCTTTGCTACGAAATTAATCAATCAACAGGTGTTCACACTTATGTTGGTCGTATCAACATGGCTGTTCCAGCTTCTCCTGCCATTGTACATACAATCAGATCATTAAAGGTTTTAGATACTGGCACATCTGGCTGGAAAATTTATGCGGTTGCTACCGGAACCATTTTGCTTGGCGGCTCTGGAGTCTTGCTGGCAAACAACATTGCTCGAAGCGACTTCACTCAAGTTTCCCCTCCAACAATTCCTTTTGCAACAGGAAGCAATCAGAAAGCCGTTTATCAGTTAGGCCGTCTTGCTTCTTTAAATTCTCGAAGCATGACCATTACACTTGGAACTCCTGTTAAATTTAACTTTGTTGGGCATGGATTCAATAACAACGATCAAGTTTATTTCACTTCGCAAGTCGGCGCTGCTTGGACGACTTCAACATTCGTCGTCAACACAAAGTATTTTGTGCGAAACGCATCGGCAAACGACTTTGAATTATCTGCTACTTTTAACGGTGCCTCGATTGCTGCCGCTGCTGGACCGACTTCGGTCGTAATGCAACCGCTAAACCAAGAGCTTGATGCTTTCGGTGCGATTATTGATGTTGCTGGAAACCGCCTTTATACCCATGTCGGAACTGTGGCTAACCCACAATACTTTGTTCGGGATATTTCAGTTGCTCCAACCTATACACCACTGACGGTTGATGTGACGGCTGGAACTCCGGCAAAAATCAGCATGATTGGTCATGGTTTAACTGAAAATGAGCCTGTGCAATTTTTGGCTGGAACTCTACCTGCCACTTTTGCTCTTAACACGACTTATTTTGTTCGTACTGTTACAGCAAATGATTTTGAACTTTCAGCAACCGCTGGCGGTGCATCTATCAATGCTGTTACAACAACAACGGGGGTGACGCTTGGAAAAGCCTTTGGATATACAAATTCACAGTGGCTTCACCAAACAAGCATCTTGCAAGCAATATCTGGTACTTTGCTTTCAACAACAGACGTTGACGCAATTGCAAATCCTGTCAATGCCCCTCTAAATGGTAGTCTTTTAAACGGTCAGCGATGTGCGTTTTTTGCTACTACAACAAACTTGTACTTAGGAAGACTTGATGAGTTAACTGCCGGAGCGACTACTTGGCCTTCGCTTACAACATCAAATCTTCTTGGAACTCCGTCACAAATCGTAGCTCCTATTCCTATTTCAGCAAGTTGGTCCGATTCTCTCGATCAAGCGATTGTGCTTGTTGGTCAGGCCGCAACGAATGCTTTTAGATTTCTTTTAAAGAAAGTGGAAAACAATAAAATTACAGGGCTTTTTGGTGACTATTGCATGGAATGGTACGAAGCCAGTTCCAAAGAAGCTTATGAGCTTCGACCTTCAACGCCTTATCTCAACTTCACAAACAGCGCCGGTTGGCTTTTTGCTGTATCAACCGCTACCGGACAGCGGGGAGTTTTTGCAGCGGATCTTCGTTCAGATACTTTAGGTGACTTTAGTTATATTGTTTCCAAAGTAGTTAATCTGCCTGATAGTGTGGTTTTAAAAGATGTTCAGATTATGAAAGAACTCGTAAAATCAGGCGGTGAAGTCAAGGTTGAATACCGCACAAGTGGGTTTGGTTCAATTTCAGGTGGTTGGACTGAAATTGATGTCGATCAAGAGCTGTCTGTAATTTTGCCTTCTCAGATTCAATTTAAAATTTCATTTAAAACATTTAGCTTTGATCGAACAAGCCACGTTCAAGTTTCAAATGCCTTCATTGGTTATGAAACACAAGAAGAACTCTCAGACAATTGGGAATATAGCTTTAACGATTCAACAAGCGGATCTCCAACCAGAGTTGGTTTCCGATTGAAGCAGGCTTATGAAAGTGCGGTTCCTTTAACTCTAAGATTCCAAGCAAGTGATCTAAGTGCAACAGTCGTCGCTAATCAGACGATTACAAGCAATCCGTCGAACTTCCAATATTCAACCGACGGTGGGACAACTTGGCTTGCTCTTGGGACGATTCCAAACGTAGTTGGCACGCTTGTTCGGTACACGTTCACATCGCCTCCTGGCACAGACGTAAGGCCATCTCTGAAGGATAGCTAATAATGGATAATCTCCTATTTTCCGGTGGGGTCATGGTGCAGGAAACTGCACTTGGCTCCGTCTTTGGTGACCAACTTATAACGGGCGGCGTTCTTCAGGAAACATCGCAAGCTTGCATTGTTGACTTAGTCGCACCCGTCTTTGCTGGTGTGTCAAATGTCAGCGTGGGAGCTTTGGGGCAGTTTCAAGCCCAGTGGGGAGCTGCGACAGACATCTCTCTACCGATACAGTATGAAGTTTATATCAAGCCGTTTAACTCAACTAATCTGTTTAACACTAATCATATTAGCTACGTTACATCACAGGTTCAGGCGAGCATTTTTGCTCTAGCAGATGGTTCGCTACTTCAAAGCGGGGTCCAATATTTTGTTGGAGTGCGCGCCATTGATGCCGTTGGAAATAGAGATAACAACACTGTTGTCATTGCAAATACAAGCCCCGGAATAACGGGCGCTGTGAACAACATCATTAGCGGTATTTTCAATGTCGATACAAACAACAATTTAATTGGGACTTTCTGGGTCACTGATTCAGAGGGGACCATTACAAATCCATTGCGCCTTGGCAATGGGAGCTATCAAATTTACGACAAGGCTGGGGTTTTGGTCTCAGGAATGAGTCAAACTGGAATTGTTCCAGACGCCGAAGGGTTTTATAAAATTACACCTGTGGCAAGCGTGCTTGATCTTGACAACAATTTCTATGCGGCAAAAGTTACGATCCCTGTTGATGGCGTTCCAGTAAGCTATAACTTGCCTATTGTAAATTCAACGACAGGAAATATTTACGAGCCTCGCGCCGTGTTTAGTATCAATGCTTCAAATGAACTCCAGGGTACGCTTTGGTGTACAAAAGATTCTGAGCTGATGACATCTAGTCTTGGTACGGCATCTTTTGCAATTTACGATAAAAATGGCGCGGCGATTGGAATATCTCAAAGTGGGATGACTGCCAACTTAAATGGCTATTACAATATAACTGCGGTCAATGCTGCGATAATTAATGATCTTACGCATTACGTCGTCAAAATCGATTTGACTGCTGATGGAAAACTACACAAAGGGTCCGTTGGATTAACACTAGGTGAGTAATGGCTGCTCGGCGTGTAAAAATCACGGTCAATAACCGGTACACGCAACCACTTAAAGTGATGCCAGGTCGCCGGGTAGTGTTCACTCCTGGAGTCGATTACAATTCAATCCTTTTCACGTACAAGCATAAGCCTACGGATATCGCTCCATTTATTTGGGCAAGGCATGCAGTTTGCCCTGATACTGGTATTGAAATCGCGGCTTGGATGGAACTTTCGGAAAAACCAAGTGAGCAATTAAGTTCTGGCTCTTGTTTGTTTAAAATATACGCCATCTCAGATGACGACTCGTGGTCAAAAACTTTGCTTTATCAGTCATCAGGTACAAGTACCGATAGCAAAAAATGGGTTTTGCACGCAACAAAAGACGACATCGGCTGGACCTACGGGAAAACTACGCTTTTGATTGAGGCAACTTTAACCCGTCAAGGTGATACATTTATTAAGCAGGCTTACTTTAATCACCTTGGTATTTACCAGAACGCCGAAGCATTGCGCAGAGATATTAACTTCCTTAAATTAACAAAAAGAGATTTTTAAGAGGGCACAATGACCACAAGCTTAATTACTCAAAGAGTCATTTATAACGGGTCTGATATTAGTGTAGCGATGAATAGCTACCGAGATGCTCACTATGTTGTCAATTATCAGCCAGGGCAATATTTCTACATCGGAAGTACCGTGCCATTTACTCACCTCTGGATTGAGTTGGTAAAACAGGCAAACCATACGCCAGGTGCTCCCATCATTCAGATTTGGTTCAATAACTCTTGGAAAAATGCGGTCGATATTATTGATGGCACGAACCAAATGAGCACATCTGGGCGCATTTCTTGGGCGACAGAAATTGAATCCGGGTGGGAACGCGAGCAAAAAAGCATTGATGTTGGGCTAACTAATACTGCTATATACAATAAATATTGGATGAGAATGAGCTGGGCATCTCATTTTGACGCTCATTTGTATTATTTTGGGCAAAAATTCAGTGACGATACAATTTTAGCAAGTATGT